CACTGGCATTCTGCTGTCAATAATTGCCTCTGTAACAATCTTTTCAACTTCAATTGCTTTGATTGAAAAAGATTTCTTTCCAGTCCACTTGTGTTCGATTAGTAAATCGTGAGAACGAACGTCCCCTTTGCGAGACCAGAAAGCCCCAGAAGCAGCAGTTTTTGAACCGCCAACTTTTTTAGCAAGTCTTTTCTCATGCTTCTGAGATTGTTTCTGACCTTCACTCTTCAAGAAGTTCTACCTTGCCCTCTTCGTAGCCCTCCAGCAAACGGGGAACAAGGTAGAAAAGTGTTTCACGCCAGAAACATTGGGCACAACCACAGAATGGTTCACCTGAAATAGTTTCTGATATCTCATCATCAGTGCCTTCGTAGACGGCATCCATAAGCATGTCGGTGTAGTCCTCTACACCTTTCTCTAATGTTTGTGCCCAGTCTTGGTCATTAACAGTAAACTTCTTAGGCATTTACTTCCTCCGCCATTGGTAGGTCATTGGATTCAAAAACTAACTTTTGCAGTTCTTCTTTAAGTTCAATCTCTTCACGGATGCTTTGGATAACAGGTTCAATGCCCTGCCATTTGCGTTCACCAAAGTAGTACCAACCGCCCTTGCGTTGAACAATGTTCTTAACAACTGCAAGTGCTGCAACCTCTTTAGCAAAGTCAAACTCACCAGGAGCGCAATCCCCGCCTTCTGCAAAATAAAAATCAAAGTATGCAAGTCGCTGTGGTGGAGCAGTCTTGTTCTTTAATGTGCGAACCTTAATCCGTTGTCCTACACGAATTTTATTTGTTCCAGAACCAATCTCAATCCATTCATCACGCTTGACTTCGCAACGAGTAAAAAATGCATAGTTCTTTCCTTCTCCACCAGGAGTAGTGCGTGGGTCTCCATGCATAACACCAATCTTCATGCGGTACTGATTGATGATAAGACCAAGAACTGGACGTTCATCTTCTACAAGAGAACGCTTCATCGCTGTTCCCACAACACGGAAGAACTTGTTGGTAAGGAGTGCTCCACGACCAACGGTTGCTTCGCTCATATCCTTCTCCATTTCTGGTGCAGGAGATAGCGCTGGCAATGAATCGATGACGATTGCATCTACAGACTTAGACTCAGCAAACTGGATTACAGACTGATACGCCTCTTCCATAATGCTGGTCTCAATAACGATGACACGGCTAGTATCAACGCCACACATCTCTGCATACTCAGGAACCCATTGTTCTGCAGCAACCCATACGGTTGTGTGTTCTGGATTCTTTGCTTGGTTTGCAGCGATAGTTTTAAGTGCTAGTGCGGTCTTACCGTGTGAAGGTTCTCCAATTAATTCGTTCCACTGGTTTCCTGGAAATCCTCCTCCAAGGACGTAATCCAATGTAGTAGAACCACTGGTAATGCGAGGAATAAGGTCACTCCTAATGTCAGAAGCGACAACCACCACATTGTCCCCAAACTTTTTGTTGAGGAGCGCCATAACTTTTTTGGCTTCGTCATTCACTAGTTAATCCTTCCGATGATTCCTTGTGGGTTCCAGTTACTTGCGACATCATTACCGATTGAAGATTTTGTTGTTCCTTCTACTTTTGCACCAGTAAGTGCACCAAAGCGACTGCCTGATTGTTCTACTGGGTAACCACAGTCGTAACAACGTGGCTTTGCATTCTGTACAGACATATAGTTGTTACCACCACAATCTGGGCAAGTTGCTGTTTGCTCTGCACTACCAATACGCAACGATGGAGTTTGCGGTTGTGGCGGTGTGTACTGCGTCATCGGTTGTTGTGATGGCGGCATTGGAACGTCTGCTGGACGTGCGTGTTGCGGTGCTGCAGGTTGTGTACCTAATTGTTTAGCCCACCAGTCTGCACTACTCATTTTGCTTCTCCCCACTTGTTAACTATCTTTACATCGGCAATAAGAGGAACTGTAATCTCTGGTAGGTGGATGCCTTCCATTGACTCCCGAATTGCTTCGGCAGTTTCTTCTGCGAGGTCTTCACGTGCAACTGTAACGAGTTCGTCGTGTACAGTCAAAACGACATTCACATCTGGTTCATCAACAAAACAAGAATGTGCTCTAACCATTGCTAATTTCATCAAATCTGCAGCAGAACCTTGAATAACGGTGTTAAATGCTTGACGGTCAGCCCTTGCTTTAAGACCACGGTCTTTGCTCTTTAACTCTGGGATGTAACGGCGACGTCCAAAGATAGTCTCAACATACGGCGTAGGGCCTCGACCACTTGCTTGGCGGATAACCTTTGCCTTGTACTTAGAGATATCGTGAAACTGTTCTTCAAATCGATTGAGTAAGTCTTTAGCATCTGCCAACGAACAACCAATGCTTTGTGCAATCTTTTCTGGGCCAACGCCATAAGCAATCGCAAGTACAAGAACCTTTCCAGCCTTACGGTCAACTCCCATGGTGTCACCAATGGCTGTATAGATATCTCCACCAGTCATGTAGTTGTTGACCATAATTGGGTCGCCAGAAAACGCTGCAATCACACGAGGCTCAATCTGTGAGTAGTCAGCAACTACTAACTTGTATCCAGGTGGTGCAACAAACAGGTTACGAATCAACTTTCCGTACTGTCCACTACTAGGGATGTTTTGTAGGTTTGGGTCACTACTGGAAAAACGTCCAGTCTCTGCTCCATGCGCTTTAAAGTTTGTGTGGACTCTGCCATCAATCATGAGGCTCTTTTTATCCACAATCTTTTCTTTGCCCATTGTTGTGCGAGTAATCTCTCCACCAAGATATGGCATTACGTAAGTAGTCATCAACTTGTTTAAGTCTTGATACTCCAAGATTGCGTCAACCAACTCATCCTTCTTGCGGTAAAACTCAAGGGCGTCAGAAGATACGGAGTAATGCTGAATACCTAATGCTGCAGGGTTAGTTGCTGCTACATCTTGACCCTTTAGAGTCAAAGCAACACGGATACGAAGGTTTGGTTTGATACCACGACCTTCTGGCTTAGGAGAGAACAGCAACTCCTGCTTCTCTTTAATAGAGTTCATAGAGAACGGGCGCCCAGTAAGTTTCCATGCTTTTGCTTTAGCATCGTCAATATCTTTTTCAAGTCGTAACTTCAACGCTTTTAACTCTTCTACATCGATGTTTGCGCCAGTTAATTCCATATCGCACAAGGCTGCTACAACATCCATCTCTAACTGCCATACCTTCTTTAGGCTGCCTTGTAACTTTGCATCTAAAGCCTTGTACAACTTCCAAGTTACTTCGGAGTCAAAACCAGAATAGTGTGCAACATCGCTAAAGGAGTGCACCTCAACCATTGCACCAATACCTTTTTCAACTTTGATACCAAGTTCTCGTTCAGCACATGCAGCAAGACCCAACGCATTACGGCTACGGTTGTCGATGATAAAAGACGCCATCAATGTGTCAAAGTATGGCTTGCTGGGAACAACGCCACGGTAGTACTTAGCAATAGACTTTAAATCAAACTTAACGTTGTGACCAATCTTTAACTTGTCACTAAAGAACAATGGCTTAAGCGCTTTAAATACATCACCAGGAAGTAACTGTGCTGGCGGTGCATCGAAGACTGGTTTCCACTTTGCTTGGTTCTTTGAGTAGTCTGCATCAGTTAACGGTTTACCTGCTGCGGCTTTACGCTGACCGCTAAGCAACATCTCTTTATCCCAATGCAAAAACTCACCATTAGGGTGACCCATAGGAATTACGTCTGTACGACCTTCTGTTGCTAGTGAAATCCACATAACATCGTTTACTTTTGGTTGGATTCGGTTTTCACCAACTGTTTCAACGTCAAATGCAAAAGCATCTACCTTGGAGTAAAACTCAACAAGTTCTTTTAATTGTTCTTTGGTTGTAATGATGTTCATTTAAATCCCCTCAAAAGTTTTGGTGTGAGAGAGCCTGAACCGTTATATGAACAGGCTCCCTCACGTGGAAGCGTACTTACGCTACAGAGCGAGCAACCTCAAGCATTTCGGAGCGAGGGGTCTCTCTAATAACTTCTGCTGTGAACGGTACAGCGGCTGCTACTAACTCTTGTACAGCGTCAGTGCTTAACTTCCATTCCTCAGTCAGGTCACGTCCACGAACAAAGTTGAGGGTGTACTGTGTTGTTGGGCCTGAACCTAAACGAGAAACTTCCCAGAACTCCTTTGAAAGAGGTCCTTTACGCTCATCATCGTGCGCCTTCTTAATCTGGCGAGCGAGTGATGGTGGTGCTGTCATAATCTGAACTCCTTGTGACTCACCTGAGAGCACAAGTACGTTGAATGCAAACTTGCCACGTGGCTTATCGCCAAGGACATCGCATAGTGGGCATGCTTCACCGATGCAGACAAAAGACTTCTTACCCTTTGGGCGTTCAATCCAGTGCTGTTCGTATGATGCAAATGGTTGGTCTTCAAGGAACTTCACCAACTGTGGTGATTCGGAGAACTTGAAGTCAGTAGGAAAATCAGAGTTGTTTTCCTGAACGAGTGAATCGAAAGCATCCCAGCCTTGTTGCACTGTGGTGCCTACTTTTGGCATTGCATCTTCGCTATCTTCTGAGAGATAGGAATCTGCCTCTACTGTTGGTTTGGTTATTGGCATTTGTTTCCTTTGGTAATGAGGCCTATTGGCTCTCTGTGGATGTGATGTCCTTCCAGCGCTTTACTAAAGCCTCTGTCAGGTCTTCGTATTGGTTCCATTCTACACGAGCAGAACCGAGCAATCCTCTACGGCTAAATTCTTCAACCGCAGATTCAATGAGTGCACGAGTATACACCCTGTTTCCTCCAGTGCTTTGACCCTTGAGGGTCTTAGACCGAAGTCTGTAGGGTGCACGTGGAATATACCCTTTGCGCTCCCATAAGCGGATAGTCACAATAGTTTTTTCTAACGCTTGTGCTAATGCACCGATAGTAAATACTTCTGTTTCTTTTCCACTTAATGTTTTAGTGATTGGGTTTGCATCCCAACCATTGCTTTCTCCCGCTTTGCGACGGGAAACCTTTGGGTCTGGTTCACGGCGTTTGCGCTTTGACCCAGGAGCGTACTCCAAGTCAGCAAACGCTTCGAGGATTTCATCTTCCCCACGTAGACCAGCCATTGTTATCTCTTCTTCAGTACTAGTGCCCAAACAATTTGTTGTGGGTACATCTCTTCAATCTCTTCTTCAGTGAGTTCATCGCTGTAGAGAGCAGCCATCAAAGCATCTTCATCGACAACTTCTTTGGTAACAATCAGTTGGTCTCTTAAACCTTTTTCTTCAATCAGTTCAAAGGCTCGTGCTTCGTTAATCTTGCGAGATACACGGCGTTGTTTTACAACAGCAACAGCGCCATCAATTTCTTCATCAAGTTCAATAACAATATTTCCAGATGAGTCTGGTTCACCTTCAGCATCAAGTTGTTCAAACAACTTTGCTTTTAATTCTTTCTGTTGTGTTTCCCAATACTCTAGTTGTTGTTTAACAAACGAGTACTGCTTTGCTTGTGCTTCAAAGTCATTGACGTCAGCAACTCGTGGTTCTGTTGGTTTTACTCTTGCCATGTGTCCCCCTATGGTCTTGCTTTCTGTAGGAAGCCTATAAGACTTCCTACGGTTAAGTCAACTCCACCTTTGGCGTTGATTCCTACCCCATCCATAACAGCATCTGCTACGGCGTTTTTTTGTTGAAGCATGTCGTGTTGACGTTCTTCAATAGACTTCTCAATAATCAAATCTTGAATTGTGATGCTAGGCCATCGACTTGAGGCTCGTTTAATTCTGCCGTTTCGTTGTACGGCTAATCCTGCTGACCAAGGCAAATCGTAGTTTACGAGAAGATTCGCATTAGGAAGGTCAACGCCATAACCTCCAGCATCAGAAGAGATAAACACACGACAGTCAGGGTCAGAAATAAATCTGTCCTTGCTTCTTTCTTTCTCCTTGGCATCCATGCTCCCTGTGTAAAGGGTTCCTCCCACCTCATGCTGAATGAGTTCCAGCATCCCTACCCATGAGGTAAACACTACTACTTTTGCCTCTGGGTCTGTATCTAGATGGTCATTTACATATGTCTTTAACTCTTGTAGTTTCTGGGATTTAGTAACCCCATCTAATAAGCCCCGTTCTTTTAGGCTGGATGCATATGCGCTTCCATTACCTAATTGCTTATCAAATGCTTGGGCGCTATTTTCCAGTAACGATGGGTGGTCGCACAGCATTCGCAATGCGGTTATCTTGGACATGATAGAGCCACGCATCATGTCTGCAGGGCTTCCTGGCTTGCTGTCGTGGCCGTAATGAGCAAACAATGAGAACGATGCACCCAACAACTGCTGAGCCTCGTACAGTTCATTACTGAGTTCATCTGCAATAAAGTTATAAAGCACTGATGTCTTCTTATCAAATGGAACACGCAGTGGGTCACGGTAAATAGTGTCAGGAAGGTATGGCGCTACATCTGGGTCTGTTTGCACTTTACGCACAGATGCTTGTTTCATCTTCTCATGGAAGATAGGTAAGTTACGGTAACGCTGCACTCCACCAAAGTGGTTTCGTACAATAAAGGTTTGGTCAAACAAATCAAAGCGACCAAGCAGTGAGTCATCAACAAACTGCATGATGCTATACACCTCTTCTGGTCTACCGTTCTCAATAGGTGTGCCAGTCAATGCAAACCGAATAGGGATTCTAGAAGCAAGTTTCTTAACCATCTTGGCACGTTTAGAACGGAACCCTTTAATAGCAGTGGCTTCATCACAGATGACTGCACCCCACTCGTAATCTTTAATTAAATCCCAATCAGCCACAATGGTTTCATAGTTACAGATGATGTAGTCAGTATGGTTTTCCCACTCAACACCACGCATCCAACGAACTGAGCGAACGGACTTAGCGCCATCTATTACAGTTGTACCTGCATCAGAAAACTTCTTAATTTCTTTTTCCCATTGGTATTTAAGGCTAGACAACCCAATAACTAAGACAGGTTTTGTAATCTCTCCATCATCTTTTAACTTCTCAATCGCAGCGATTGTCATACACGTTTTACCAAGACCCATCTCATAAGCAACTAGCATTTTCTTACGAGCAGCCATCTTGTCTACAGCCTCAACTTGATATGGTTTTAAAGTTCCGTGAAATGTCATGGTCTATCCAAAGGAGTTGGAGCCTTTGCATATGAACCGCATACAGCACATTCCATATCCAGTAGGTATTGAGAAATTTCGTAATCTTCAAACGATACTTTTACATTCCACAGGGTTGACTCACAGTGCAGGCACTCGTGGCACACTAGTTCTGCATAATCCATTGTCCCTGTGTAATCAGGTTTTAGTTGACGGGTTGACTTAGTCATAGATATGCAGCCTTCCCTAATATGGAAGTCTTGGCAGTCTTAATTCCGTGCTCAATCTCTGCCTCAGTCATATCTCCAACGTCTTTGACATCAATGCCTCGGTAGTTAAAGTAATACAAATCCATACCGTATTTACGAGCCATGACACGAACCTGTTCGTTCGCAGTGTGTCCAGCCTTGTCGTTATCAAATGCAGCAATAATCTTTGATGCTCGGCGCATAATCTTTGCTTGGTCTTCGCTAAGGATTGCACCAAATGTAGAGATGGCGTTATGTCCTAAACCAGTTAGGCGCACAGCATCTAGAGGTGACTCCACAACAATTAAATCTTGTGTTGAACTCATCAACTGCACACCGAAGACAGTCTTTGATTTCTTTACTCCTGCTGGTTGGTTCTTAAAGAAACGGCCACGAGCACCTTTTTCTTGCCAACCTAATAAAGAACCGTTATCTGCATCACGAATGGGGAGAATCCATGCTTCGTTCTTTGCATCCCACAGAACTCCGTGCACAGTAACTGCATCTCTTGTTAAGAATCTTTTCTTTAGTTCAATATCTGGTGGCGTTGTGTAAACAGCAAGACGAGCCTCTGACATGGCAATCACTGGTTCTTCTGGCTGTATGTACTCAGGCAAATCTTTAATACGGCGCATCAAAGAATCAAGTGGAACTTCTGCACTCTCACCAATGTAATCTTGTGCATCAAAGTATGATATTCCTTTTACATCGGCAACAAGTGTGTAGATGTTTCCTTTGTAACCGCAAGAAAAACAAATGTGCACACCAGTCTCTGAGTTAATCCACCAAGATGGGTGCTGGTCTTCTTTGCCTGTGCGTTTTTTGTGCATTGGACATAGGCCATTAACCTCAACACCACGTTGTGAGTACAGTGGCAGTTCTAGGTTAAGAAGAACCTTTTCGACATCAATCACACACGACTCCAGTCGGAGCAAAACTTGCACTTAAAGACCTCATCTTCATCATGGAAACAGCCAGTCTCCCACCGCCATGTCAAAGCGGTCTCTGTAGGTCCGCAGTTACGGCTGGCTACAACCTTGAGGTTACGTAGTTCTTCATCTTCATCAATAGGTTCAAGACCCAAGATAACGTCAGAGTCTTGGAAGAATGAAGATGAGTAACCAATGGAGTCAGCAGTTACTTTTCCTGCTCGCATCTTCCAAAGCAAAGTCTGTGTAGTAATAACTATTGGCTTGTTAATTCTCTGCGCCAAACGCTTCATGCCACGAGTGATGTTAGTGATTGCTTGAGGCGTGTTCATCTCACCGCTAACTTCATCAAGCATCAAGTACACACCGTCTACAAACACGATGTCTGGCTTTGTTTGCTCAATCTTTGCAGCAAGTGCTGAAACTGTAATTCCGTTTACAGCGTCAACCAAATGGAATGAATGCTCTGTCTCCATCTTGTTGAGAACGTCAATGTAGCGGCTCTCTTCTGCTGGTAGCAGTTTGCCTCGTCGCAAACGTCCGTGAGATATGTTGGAGCGCATTGCATCATGGCGTTGCTGTTGTTCATGGTTGTTCATTTCAAATGATTGGAACATCGGTGACTTGCCTTGTAGGTGGATGTTGATAGCCATCTTCAATGCAATCTGTGACTTACCAGTCTTTGGCGGAGCAATAATCGTTACTAACTGTCCGCCTTGTAAACCTGCAGTTGCTTCATCAATCTTTGCAAAGCCAGTTGGTATACCAAGGAACTCTGCGTTCTGTAAAGACTGGTAATCCTTGTAACGTTGTTCGGTGTTCTTCGTTAAGTCAATCTCGTGAGTACCAAGGACACCTTGCTCGTTAACTTTAGTGATAGTGCGTTCCATCGCAAGCAACGCAGCATCGTGGTTATTCTCTTGCAACTCCTCAATCGCAGATTCCAAACCTTGACGAGTGAGCATGCGTCGACGGAAATCAACCATCGTGTCAAGCAAGTACTCGATAGTGTCTTGTACATCAAGTACTTTGTAATTTGGATAATGGTCTTTAACAGTTACGGCTGTTGGTACTTCGCTGTACTCTCCATAATGTTTACGGACAAATGACCACACTCGTTTGTTGTCATCGTCTAAGAACCAGTTCTCAGTTACACCACGAGAAAGGGCAGGGACAATATCTCGGTCACGGATGACCTTACTAACTAGCCGTGCTTCGTTGTCTGCTGCCACGTTTCCCCCTTAGTGAAATCTTTCGCCACACATGGCGCATTGCAAGTATGAATTACCGTTAACCCATATTCGGTTTACGTCATGACTATGACACATTGGGCAATAAACGTTTGCTACGTTTCCCATTTGAACCCTCCCTCAAGGATTAGATGTTGTCTATTTGTACACCAGCCGAACCATACTGTGCAACTCGGCCTGGTATGTCCAGCACTGCCTTTAGATTAGGGCGGTAAGGTAACCCAGCAACTAACTCCTGAGAGTCTTCATAGAGTTGCCAATAGTTAAATGGGTTGACTACACGCCGTTCTAACTTTTCAAATGCTTTGTCAAGTAACTCTTCAGTCCAGCCTTCGCTTTCAAAGCCAGCCAGTTCTAAAGATATCTCATACTTGTTTGACATTACCCACAGTTTGTTGGCGTTCTGTAGGTCGATGTTTCCAACCTTAGAAGATACCTTCTTGGTCAAAAAACTTTTGGTCTCCTCTTGAACTAAGCCAACAACTAAATCCGTAATACAGATTACTTGAGGAGAGGAGACATTTGAGATGTCTCCGTTTTTCATAGTACTTCTACCTTGGCGTATCTAACTATGAAGTCACGGAACTTAGCAGCATCATCGCTGGCATCAACGGCTAACTCTTCGGATATCTCATTAGGAACAAGGATTGAGTAATGCCCTCTGTTCATACGCATCTTCTCTTTAACAAAGTTGGTGTGCTTACAGATAGAAGTTTTGCGCCACACAGGACAACTACAACGGGTTTTCTTTGTATCAGTATCGACTTCAACTTCAAAAACGCCAGCAGCATTAGCAGAGATAAACAGTTGAACTGTTCTCCAAGAACTCTCCACGCTCATGCCTTTCATTGTGCGGCTCGCAAATCGTCTCCAATTATAGGGACTCGCACAAAGGCTTCATTGGCAAACGACGCCATCGCTTCCTTATACACGGCTTCCCAGTTCTCAAGTCTAACATTTGTAGTTACGATTGTGGGTAAAGCCTTGTCGTAACGCAAACGCAGAATCTCATCAAATGAAGAGTCGTTGTAATCAGAGCCGTATTCTTTTCCTAAGTCATCGATGACAAGGACTCGAACATTTAACCAATCAAACTTAGAACGACCATGAAAGCCATCAAGTTCATATGTAGCCTCTCGCTTATCTTCTGGCATCGCATCAAAGGTTGACTTTTTACGAGACAAAAATTCTGGATAGGTCATATAGTAGATGGGCTTAAATGCAAGGCCGTAATCCTTTTGATTGGCGCCAAGAACCTTGCAAGCCTCAGCATCATCATCAGGAAGTCTACGAAGAAACTCCATAGCGGCTACAACAGCGTGGGTTGTCTTACCAATTCCTGGACCGCCATCAAACAGCAAGCCCACACCGTTTACACCGATGTTGCCAATCTGCTTGATGACATGCCCATTAACTGCATCATCAATCCACGTCGCTACTTCATCTGGAAAGTAACCAGCACGGTCGCTAATGTCTTTTGGTTCAAGACCAAAGAAACGACGTGGGATATTTGAAGTGCGAGTTAGCCAATGACGCTTTAGCGATGACAACTCATTGATGTCGTACATATGCCCCCCAAATAAATTAATTAAAGAATAATTTTAAATGCTACAGCGCCGTTGAAATGAACTGGCTTGTCCTTGATGTCACGAGCATCTGTTGCAACCATCTTGATGCTCTTCTTTGGTGTGTTAGCAAGAACCATAGCCTTAAGCCAACGCTTACCTGCTGATGCATTAGAGAATGCTTGACGACCTGATGCAGAGGGTGCTTCTTGGTCATCACGGACAATAGAAAACTCACAGAGCCATGCTCCGCCTTTTTCTTGGTTCTTTACAAGTTCTGCTTCAAACATTGCGTTAACTTTTTTAGCCATTGTTCTTCTCCTCGTGTAGTAGTACTTTTATTTGACGTTGTAGTGCGATGTTCTCTTTCCAGAACAAACACATCACTGTGACTGAACTGGCAAGAGCAATCATAATTGCAAGCATTGTTCCAGCATCTAAACTCATTGTTGTTTTTCCAATTCTTCTTTGACGATTCGACGAACGTCTTCTTCTGTCACTGGGCGTTGTCCGCCAGTCATTGATTGTGGAATCACTTAGTTGCTCCTAATCGTTTTTCATAACGCTCTAATTGTGCACGACCAGAGAGCGAGTTCTGGAACACACGACCATCGCTGGCGGTGAGAGTGCCTATCTTGACGGAAGTCTCTACTGGCGCATTGACCTTTGTCAAACCTAAATTCTCTCGTGCTTGGTTCATCTTCTTGCCAAACGATGCAAGGTACTTCTTGTAGAGAAATGGCGCTTCATCGCCAATCTGCTCAAAGTTTCTTTCATCTGCCATGAACAAGCGCAGCAACTCTAACTCGATTAAGGCTGTGGTGTTGTACTGTCCTCGGAACTTTGCAAGGGCTCCCGATAACGACTTGACGTTGACGGTACCTGGAAGTAGCGGGTATAGGCGGCCCACTTGGTAACTAAACTCTGCAGCAACATCCATCGGCGTCCACTCATGCTCTGGTCGCTTTCCACGGGTTTTGGGGTCAGATTTTCTAATCCGTGGCTGCTTTGCTTCTTTTGGTTCGACAAGCCCAAAGCCTGCCAAGTCTTCTCCATCATCTTCCCATTTTCTCATAGGTACCTTTATTTCTTTGAGGAAATCCTTTTCCTCAATATCTTTTAATTTATAACTATCTTGGCTATTAGGTACTAATGGCTTATCTACTATTTGGCTACGTGACCTATAGTCATGTGAGGTGCGGTAATTTACAGTGCGGTAATTTTTATCCTCAGTGCGGTAATTTTCGACCACTTCGTACCAGTCCATGCCCTTGAAACCATTGGCTCTCTTGCTCTGGCTACGGGTTATGAAGCCCGCTGATTCTAGGGCTTTAAGGGCTGTTCTGACGGTCTTGTCAGATGATTTGCCAGTCTGTCTACCCAACTCGGCTACAGAGGTCTTAAAACGGCCTCCAGAGCCTTGTAGATGGCATATGGTGGCAAGGAGACGGAACTGATAATCGGTTAGGTTGGCGCTATAGGCCTCAGCAGGGATTCTCACAGGTCGTCATCAAAGGGCGAGATGTCTTTCATATCGTCCTCCTCGGCTAGGCGGTCTCGGATGGTCTCAGTCAGCACATCCAGCACGGCAGAGGTTACATAGGCGGCAAGGCTTTCTGCAAACAGGGTCAGCGTTGAGGACATGACGTCGTAGAGTTCTTCGGTCTCGCTGTCTCTGTCGTAGTCAATCTCGATGATATCTAAGCCATCCGTGATATCCCACATCTCTAGACCGTAATCCTCTAGTGAGTGCAGGACGGCATGAGCCTCAAGACTGTCATCCCAAACCATAGCAAGAACGTCATGTGGTTCTATCTGCCTCATAACTTCTTTGATGGGGTTGGAGCAGATAGTTATGTTCTCATGAGGGATGTGTTCTATCCCTTCCGTTTCTGAAACAAAAAGAGTGAATGAAGCATCGTATGAAAGTATTGCTTTGAGGGCGCTCTTTACAAAGTTGTTGTTATTGGCTACTGCCAAAAAAATGTGGGCTTCATCAAATTTTTCTAACAGTTGTTCTAAACCTTCAGTTACATCTGCGTTCTCATCAAAACTGATGACAGCAATACGTTGCATTAGAGACCACGCAAACGTGGGAGGTTAGTAACTACTGGTTTGTTTAACTGCTTACTAATCCACGTAGCAATAAATGCTGCGGCAGGAATTGCAACTCCGATATAACGCAATGGTGAATCAAGTAGCCACAAACCTAATCCACTAAGTGGGAGTGTAAGGAATTTATTGAGGGCACCAACGCCAAGTGCATCCATAGTGATGAGGTTTAAAAACTCAATCACATAAGCAGTAGCGATTCCAACAATGAGTGTCGATATGAGTAGGTCAGTCATGGCCTGGATACTACACGGTCAGGTTGGTGTATTCCAATCCTGCTGCAGAGGTAATTCTCCAGAAAGCATTTGGTGGCGTCCAGTCGGACAAGGTGTAGGCAAGGCGAGGAATCTTAAAGGACTTGTTGTAGTACTGGTCGCTGACTGAGTTGTTTGCAGTGCCTTCCCATACAGTTCCGAACTGGCTAGGAAGAGAGCCGTCAAAGTACTCAGTAGCAGATACGCCACGTTCAAATTGGACACAGTCTAAATAGTAGGTTCCAGCACCGCCAGAGAAAACAACCTCATAGGTTGCTAAGGCAGTGTCTAGGACGTCTGTCAAGGCTGTGCTTGACACGTGTGTCCAAGAAGCCAAGGTACCTAAAGAGTTATCAGAACTTTGCTCAACTATATTGCCGCCGCTATCTCTTCCAATAAACTTTACAGATAGATTTGCACTGCTCTTCGCTAAGGCAGATGCTACATAGTATTGACCAGCAGAAACTGGGATTGCATTAGACGTGTAGGTCCAGTTACCAGTTGCAATTATCTTGGCGCTTTTTGCTCCAGAATATGCAAGGTCAGAAATATCGCTATCTTGTGTAACTGTGGCTGTACCTGTCTTTGTCCAGTTGTCTGTAACATTAACTTCAAAAGATGGGTTCTTAATGTAGTTTGTTTTATTTGGAGTTAAGTAAAGAGAAATCGCACGAGCCTCGTCGTAAACAACTGTGCTTCCCGTTTGTACGCACACCTCGTCAATGTAGTAAGTCCCTGCTGCACTATAAGCAATCTTCAAAGATGCATAAGCCGCATCACTTGGTGTTGTAAAAGTCTTTGATGAACTCTTCCATGTGTTGTTTGCTGAAACCCCTGTTGCAGAAACAGTTGAACCTGTAACATTGCCGTCTTTATCGTAGAAAATTACGGACATAGTTATGGAGCCAGCACTTGATGGTGATTTTAACTTGCAAGACATAACGTAATCTGTTGAAGGATTGACAGGCACTCCCTTAGTGATAGGTGCTGTATCTCCTAAATGCATGTAACCAGAACCACTAGCAACAACCTTGCAGGTGTACACATGGTCTATCTGATTAGTAGTTGTGGTATCAGGGACTTGCTCATTGCTCGATGTAATTGTTGCAGAGGTTGCTGCCCAGTTACCAATTGAGTTGTAGAACGTTGAGTCTTGAACAGTGAGGAGTAGATTAGGTGAGACAGTGATTATTGGAGCATAACCAGTCAAAGATTCAGCGTACGTTGAAATTCCGCTTTGTAACCCTTTATGTGAGTACATATAAAACGCTTCACGAATTAATTGTTTTTGATTTTTAAGTGGGATACTTTGTTCTGGATTTAATCCAACGTTGTTTGTTTCAATTGGAACAAGGGTAAAGGGAGAACCTTCTTTTGTATGGTTTGGTCTAACTAAATCAGTAAGGGTTAAGAACTGCTCAAATGTAAAAGCAAAACCATCAATAAATGAATACAGGACTGAAGTCTCATCTGTTACTGCCAATGGGCTTTGTTCTTTAGATGTATAGACTTTTGGAATTATGTCCATAACTTTTTTCTGCATGGAGTGATTTGATGGGATGACGTCATCAACCATTCCAGCATTAACCCAAACCTTGTCGCTAGTAAACAAGAACATGCTGTAATAGACAGGTCTGCCAGGAATTAATGGAATGTCGTTAGGGTTGTCTTGCCCGTCAGTAAAGGATGAACGACTGATGGCTCCTGATGAAGCAAACTCATCCCAAATAATTACGCCATCTTCTGCTGTTTCTGGGAATCCAATTTGGTTTCTTACAAGGCGAATTCTAGAGAATGTTCCTGTGGGGTTTGCCCAACTAACAAAGGTACGAGTAAAATCCAACACGATGATAGACATCGGTTCAACTGAGTAAGCAAGTTTTGGCGCATTGCCATATTTAGCAGCGCCGTATAAAAAGTTACCGTATTTTGCCACGGTTTATCCTAGCAGCCAGCGAGTAGGAAAGAACTGATTGTTTCTCCACCTTGAGCAACTGTAGCCCACGATGCTGACGAACCGTCTGTAGTCAAGTACTTTCCGTTGTTTCCAGATTGTGGTGGAAGAAAATTTCCATCAACCCATTGAGTTGCATAATCGCTACTTGAACTCTTGACAAGAACTTGCCCACTAGTTCCACCTGCAGGAATCATCGCTCCATAGGCATCGTTCAAGCCGTACTCGATGTTAGCAATACGGTCTTTAAGGGTATTCCACGTCGTGGTCACTTGGTCAAAAGAACCAACCCAACCAGAACTTGTACGCAAATAAGTGCCAAGGTTTAATTCAAGGGAGTTCACTTCGTCTTGAAGGCTGTTTACGTGCTCGGCAAGAACAGAATCGGTAAAGTCAACCTTTGTAGTAAAAGACTTTACGGATGCTGGATATGATGCTGTCACTTATATTCCTCTCGGACCTGTCGGTCTATTTTCTCGTCTTTGCCCCCTATTTACTGCCTGAACTATTACCCGTTGCTTCCGTGGGTATGGCTTGGGCTGGTTCGGGTGGCTAAAGTATTGTGCAAAGTGACCAATTGAGATTCCAATGAGGCAATCCTTGTCTCGTATGTTTTTAACTTATTAGCCATTAACATAAGGGTGTCAGTTAGGTCTACCTCACTGGTGCCGTCTTTCATTGTGTTTGTTTTTAGGTATGGGTTTAAACCAGTTAAAGAAACCGTATTTTCTAATGGCTTAATGTAAATCTGTTTATTAGAACTTTTATTTTTTCCAAAAGCACCCACCCACACTGGATATTCAGGGTCTCCTCCAATATAAGAAACCCATACACCTTGTCCAATGGCTGGAGGCGCAGTCTGCACACTTGACGGTGTTACAGGCCAAACCCAGTCAGTAATTTCTGGTCCAGTTGTTTGTACTTGAACTTTAAGACGGCGCAGATTTTCTGGGTCTTTATTCTCAGTAACAACTGCTCTGTAAATACCGTGCAAACGTTTAACAGGGTCTACGGAGTAACTCATATCTCACCAACGGTGACATTGCTTTCTAGGAAACGGAAAATTTCACTAGCAGTACCTGTCAGAGTGTTGAGTCCTGACCCACCTTGACGATGAAGCACTAGGACTTTAGCAACTTTAATTCCAGGAACTTGTTGCAAAACAAATTCAATGTCTTGTGGATAAATAACATCTTGGAAGTTCATTCCAGCGTAACCAAAAGTAGTCAATATATTTGATTTGATGGCTGTCTCAACCTCTGTTGTTGTGTATTGAGGAAGTTTTGTATAAGCAATGTTTAGTACGCAATCTACGTATGTGGGAGGTTGCACAGTGACTGTAGTTCCAAGAAGCGTACGGGTAGATAAGTAATCTAAAACGGATGCATTGAGGTTGTTGTACTCAATGGTTGGGTCACCATTTTCATCAAGTCCTGGCTGTTGGTCTGTGTCTGTTGCTGAACGACTTGGGGAAATGTAAACAGTGACTGATGTCCAAACATCTGCCGCAGCATTTGCTTTACCGACCCCTGTCACACCAAGAGCAAGGTCAGCGTAATCTTGGAGCGTAACTGCTCTGTTGTTAGCACGCAAAGACAAAGGTGCAGAGATACGGATTTGGTCTAAAGTTTCAGGGTCAGAACCACCAATGGCTGCTTCATTAGTGATAGTAAGTGCACTCCCTAATGCAGTTGTTTCTGATTCAGAAAGTCCTGGGACATAGTTAATCTCTGTAATAGTTGCTGCGTTAACGTTACCGATAATACCGCCACCAACTGTGTACTTGGCACGTATCTCTGAGTACTTAGTAGGGATAAATCCTGATACTCCATCACCAAAGTTAACGTATACAACATTGTTTTCATCTACAGTAATTTGGAACACTTGGTCAGTTGGGTTGTAGTCAATCAAATGTTGAACTTGTGTCCACTTTGAGTAAACATCTCCGTCTTGCACATACACTTCAACTGAGCCATCAACTACGGGTACTTCGCCCAATGCAAATGTCATATTAGGAGTACCAGCAGATACGCCGATAAGTTCTCCGTAAGTGTTAGTGTTGTTAGAAACAAGTGTGACTGGTCGACCTTCGTTAGCAGTAATGCTGTATGTTCCTGCTGTATCACCAATTTGTTCTTGGACTACTGCATCCGCATTTGTTGTGAAGTAAATTTTTTGAACAATATCACCAATAACAATATCCCCAGAAAATACCGTTCCAGCAGGAAGCGTTACTTGAGTATCAGAGGTGTTTGTTAAAGTAAATGTAGTAAAAGATTGACGGTAGCCTGCTGGGATATAGCCGTAAGTTTGAGCAAGGTTAAGGACGCTGGCTCTCTGTGTAGCAGTAGCCATAAATGCTTCATTAGCGTTTCGGTCAATGTAGTAGGACATAACGTCACCAAGGTATGCAAACGCCTCAACAAGAGCCACACCAAAGTCTGCTGGGTCAGATGCTGACCATTCAGGTACACGGTCTTTGATACGAGTAATTAACTCTTCTCGTAATGAATAGTAATCCTTACTGGTGTAATCAACAGAGATTGGAATACTTGAAACGGGTGTGGTGCTCACATTGTCTCCTTGACTGTTGGGTTAGTTCCATTGATAGAAGCAAACCCAAGGGTTGTCGTAACTAGGTCTTGATTTGGCAGTGCGTATACGATAGTGACGTTTATTGTTCCAGTGTATTCATCTAGGCTGGTGGTTACGCTCTGAAGGCGCAACTTACTTAACTGTTGTTCAAATGAGTGCAAAACTGTTTGTTCGATTTGTGCAGAAGCATCATCTGCTGTTTTAAAATCTGCGTAGGGAATCTCACTCCCAAACTCTGGGCGCATAACTCGTTCACCTATAGCGGTGCCAATAACAGAGCGAACACGGTCAGCCCACAACTTTGGTTGTTGGTCAGTTGTGTTTACCTTGCCATAAGAGTCAATGGCAAACGGTAGCGCAATACCAATTTCAGCCATTACTTACCTACCCATCGTCTTGGAGTTACTTTCCATCCAGCATTTGTTTGCGCTATAAGCGGCGTTACAGCATTAAGTTTAACTGATGTTGGTTTAACTGTGGTACCTGTGGTTGTCTCATAGTTAAGGTTTCTTACAGGAATTTTTCCAGCAGCGGTTGGCCTAGAACTGCTGGCGATATTCCTATCCGTACCATCAGCCATACAGGTAAAATCAATCTGGTAACGTCCATCATTAACAATCATGTGGGTCACTTTTTTTATTACCCAAAAACCATCAGTGGTTGAACCAGTGCCATTTATCTCAATGGTTCTGTATGGGGCAACTCTTGGGTCTCCTTGACCCTTGCCTTCGGCATGGATAGAGAACCTAGACAGTTGAGCATGGGCTGCTGCCAATGACTCTGCCATTTTTGCTGTTCCAGTAATGACTTCAGATAGCACTTCTTTAAACAATGGGTCTTTAGTAGTTGCTCGTAAGTTCTTACCTACGCCGTTAGCCTTATGAGAATAAGTTGTAAGTTTGGCTGTCACAGGGTCAACAACGCTTACTGTTTTAGTAGTTCTTTTATTTTCAGCGTGAGCAAAAAAGTCTCCACCAGTTGGTTTGAAATGGTCAAGAGTTTGAGATAAAACAGAAGCCCAAGGATTTGTATACGGCTCAAAAAACGAGAACACAGGAATACTAGTCATTGCTAAATCAATCATTTTATCTAAAGGATGGAAGTGCAACTCAGTGCCGTAGCATTGAGCAACATGACCTTTACGTTTTGCTATTTCTTGAATCTTTTCCCAATGTGTTTGTCCAGAAAGAGATTGTTGAGAAAATATAACGTTGTCTTCAGTTACTACTGGCTTTAATCCAAACCCTTTTGCAATGCTAGAAACAATTTGAGCACCAGTTTGATTTTTCCAAATTTTATACCCTCCTTCTTTTAAAGCAAGGGGAGCGCTAATGCATCGAACAATAGTTGGGTTGTATAAAGATTGTTGGACAACAGGGGTAACATCCATAACATACCCAGTAAATGTTCCAGAAGCCTTGTCGTTTTTCCAAGTAATTTTAATTGGCACACCTGTTTTTAATACCCTTTGATAGAAAGCATTAAAGCGTGTGTAAGACAACTCAACAACATCGTGATGCCCCACTTCTTGATGAATCCGTATATGGTGAGGTGGGGTTGTCATTGTTGGAAAATCTGGGTAGGTTACTGTGAACTTGGACCCAGTACGATTTTGGACGGCTATGTTATTCATTTGGTATACGAATCTGTGTTCCAGGTTTAATGTCTAAAGTATCTACGATTTCTGGATTAATATCAAGAATTTGCCACCACAAATTTGATTGCCCAAGATGACGTAGCGCAAGTACATCAAGTCGGTCTGTTTCTTTCCACTCGTAATAGAAGAAAGAAACATTGTAACTTGGCCAAGTTCTGTACACCACTAATTCATAGGAATTTTTACGTGGGTCGTATGTTTTAGTAAGAGTTCCGTCAGAGTAACGACTATCAAGAAAAATCATTTTTTCTCCTTAAGGGTTTGGGCTATAGGTAAGCCCAGTTTGTTGGTTATACGAAACTCTAGATGTGCTTGTTTCTGGGCCATCATTAAAGCGTCCAAGAACTAAGCGAACGCTTGATAGAATTGGAACCATACGACTATTAAAGATAGAGTGTGTAACAGATAGTTCACGAATACGAACACGGTAGTGCATTCCAGCACCAAGGTGAAGTTCTACCCAAGTAGGGCGCATCCAACCACGGTCTGCTGTTTTGCCATTTAGTTTTGATATAAATGTAGCGTGTGGACCATTGATTGTTTTAAATAAATACTCTAGGTCATACATAGTTCCTTTAGTATAAATTTCTTTTAAGTCTTCAGTGTCAACACTATTTGGGTAAGGGTTTACCGCAATGTTTGGGTTTAAACCGTTTTGATTAATATAAGCAAAATCACCAACACGATTTAACAACAATGTAAGTTCAACAGTTGAAGACACTAAACCAGCAGATATAACACTGAAAGCATCTTGACCACTAGAAATAAACTCTGGGTCCATTTTGTCTTGTAGTCCCCAAGACATAGCAACTTCTTTAGGATTATAAAGAAATTTAAATCCATACATCTGTGGGTCAAGGGCTACAGTGCTGCTTTGACTTTGCGCTAATTGGTTTACATATTTTCTATCCATCTGTAAAGTACCACGTCCACCAGTGGTTCCAGACCAAGCATTCAAAGCATCTTGGTAGGCGCCAGCGTCAACAAAGTTTCCATCATTAGTAACTCCAGTAAGGCTTTCACTTAATCCTTTAGCGCTATTAAAATAAGCACTTTTTACCATAGGAGCGTTGTACTTCCAATCTTTTGAAAAAGAAGCATTACCTTCAGAAGTTACTGTTGCAGGTGCTTCTGGTAAAGATTTTGGTTTTGAAACAACTTGTCCTCTTCCGTTATTAAAGATAACTTGTTGTTCAGCAATTTTCTTTTGATAATTAGCAATTTTTTTATCGTTATCTTTAATTGTTTGTGTCCAAATTTTAATTTGATTTATAAAAGTTTGTGTTCCATTTTTTCCGTAAGATGTGTTAGTTAACAGGTCATTAAGGTGTTCATTTGTAAGTGTTGGACCATCTGTCTGATGATATTCTTTTTCTTTTGCATTATAAAGAGTGTCACGTTGAGCCCTAATCTTTTCATACGCTTTAATATTTTTATAAAGTTCAAGATTTTTTACATTTAAAATAAAACTTTCATTACTATAGTTAGTAATTTTTGTTTTGCTTTTTTGGTAACGTGCTCTAGCATTGTCGCTATTCTTTTTTTGTTGTAAAAGGTCTTTACGTGTTGCCATTATGCACGTCCCATCATTGAGATTTCAGTTCCTTTTTGGATGTAGTCTGTAACTTTGCGAGCAAAACGTTCCGCCTCTTCGTCAGATGCACGTTCAATTTTTAATGTGACATTAACAGTACTATTACCGTTTGTTACAGCAGAAGTATCGCCAAATGAAGTTCCGTATGCTCCACCACCGCTTGGGGTTAAAGCAGATTGTCCTCTGTTATATCTCCCAGTAACTGCTTCAACAGAAGTGTTGGCTGGTCGTTCAAAGGTTTTCATAAAAGCAGCAGTAGCATCATAGGCACTAACGTTAGGGTCGCTAAGGGTTGACATTAGACTGCCGTATTGTTTGCCACGTAGTTCTTTCATAAGGAACTGAGACTGTGCGTCCAAAGACGATGGGTCTAGACCCGCACTCTTTGCAAAGCGCATGAGATTGTCTTTGCGTCCTAAATGCCATTGAGCAATCCCGTAAGAACTTCCTTGGTCTCCAACAGCGCCAGTGCGAAGGCCAGATTCAGCAAGAAGATTAGATACAACTCCTGCTGCACCATTTGCACTAAGACCTTGGCTCATCAACCATTGTTGCATTGCAACTGCGTTGCCGTCAGCAGCCCCTCCTCCTGGTGTTGCTTTAAGGTTTGCGCCACCGTTAGAGGTAGAGGTAGGCGTTGATGCTGAAGAGCCAGTGACATCACCTTGTGTAGGAAGAATTGATGCGTAATATGGATTAAGAACGTTGTTGCTTCCGCCAAGAATGCTGTCAGGATTTACTGGATTGTTTTTTCCATGGCGAACTTCAAAATGCAAGTGAGCACCTGTTGAGTTACCGCTATTACCTGATTTACCAAGACGTTGACCCTTTGCAACAGTCTGACCAACTTTGGCGTCTTTTTCACTTAGATGAGCGTAGATTGTTTGGTAGCCACCAGGATGGTCGACCATAATAGCCATACCGTAATCAGGACCTAAGTCAGTACTGGAAACAACCCCATCCATTGCTGCTGTTACTGGTGTCCCTACTGGTACGTTGTAATCCGTTCCTGTGTGGGTGTTATTTGTTGAGGCCCATAATCCTGAAGTATCTTGCGTCCCGTAAGCCGCACTGATTCCCGCACTGACGGGAGCAGAGCCACCACGTCCTCCACCACGACCAAACGATGCACCAAAACCATTAGAGCCACCACCTGTTGCCATCAGACCCGCACCAACAGCCATCATTGGAAGTCCAACTCCAAATTCTGAAAGTGCAACTCCCCCAGCAAACAATCCCATTCCACCTAATTTTTTAAGAATACTTGTTCCAGATTTTAAAGCAGGTCCAGCATTAGTTCCCTTAACACCACCAACAAAACCCTGTGCTTCAGCAGCCAACTGTGTAAGGGGACCTAGAGTTCCAGTTAACGCTCTATTAAATGCTTCAACAGCGTCTGCAGCATGTTCAAAACCTTTTGTCATACTTGTCTCAACACTAGTCATTGTCTTTGCTTGAGCAGCGTTCATACGACCAGCGGCTGTTAGCGCTGTGTTATCGTTTCCTTTATTGGCTTTTGTTGAGTCAGGATTTTTGCCAGCAGAAATATCAATCATTGCTTGATAGAGTCTTGTCTGTGTTGCTTGGTCAAATCCCATAGTTGAAAGGTTGGCACCTAGTGCACCTTTTTGGTATGACTGGCGAACTTGTTCCGTTGTTGCACCGCCAGCACCCATGACATTCATGAGTTCTCTAGCAATTTGTCCTGTAGTTTTATCTTTTCCAGTTTTAGGATTGTAAGTAGTAATTCCATATTGGAAAAGATTTGCACCCATTGCTCCGCTATGCATGCTTGCAACAGAAGCCGCTGCTGTTTGGTTATCCATTCCAAGCATGTTGTAAGCGTTACCAACTTCACCAACTGCTTGTCGGTAGTTTGCACTTCCTGGGGAGTAACCTGCAGAGGCTAATGTACTAGCGGTAATAGAGCCGCCAAGGGTGCTAGAAAATCCGCCATTCATTGAACGAATTGTGGAACGTTCCAAAGCCATACGGCTGATACCTGGAGACTTAAGAGCAGCCTGGTAGTAACCCAACTGATTTTGCATGGTTGTGCCAAGGTCTGGAATAGAACCTAAGAAACCATTAACAGCAGAAGTTGCAATGCCAATACCAGCATTTGCCATCATTGTGCCAGGAGACAGGAACGAAAAGCCTCCCATACTTCCCGACAACATGTTTCCACCAGCAGCCATCTGTGCTGCCATTGGGAAACGAGCATTGTCCGAACCAAGACGAACTTTAGTTCCTTGAGTAAGGTTTAATTGACCGCCAGCAGAGTTGATAGCCTGGTTAGCGCTGTTGATGCTACTTCCAGCAACTTCATTAATTTTGGTTAACTTAGCAAGGAGTGCGTCAGCGCTCTTTGTAAGTTTATCAACACCACCAGTCAAGGACTGAATCTTGCCTACCATGCTCATATGCTCAGTCCTTTCGGCTAATAAACTTGGCTATTTCTAGCCAGTTCTTTCTTTCTCTTGCTGACAATTCTTTTATCTCAGTTAATGTCCATCCTCTAAAGGATGTTGTTAACGATGACCATTCCGCAACCAAGGTTGTGTACGGTGTTGACTTAGAGTCGAAATAAGGTTCCAAAATTAATTGGAACTCTTACCTCACTTTCGCAGTCTGGGCAGGTAACAGAAATCTCATCAAACTGCGGTCCTGAGACTCGTGCATTGATTTCATCAATGATTTTACGACGGTCTGTAAGACCGAGGTTTTGTACCTGCAATTTGCTGAGTACTGGAGAGCCATCGATATTGATGACTGTGTGCTCTAGCATGATGGTGTTTAACTCTGCTGAACTTTTATCAGCATTGTTAATCATTTCTTTTTGTGCTGAACCTGTAGGAAGTTGAACTGTGTAAACTTTGTTCTTTCCTTCTACAGTAAATACTCGGTCGTTAATTGGGTCTGTTAAAACTTTAGTTTTAATGTCTGTGTCGATATCAAGACCGATAGTCTTGAACTCTTCACACCCACCACAAAAAGAACTAACCTCAGTTTCTTTGCCAAAAGTTGCTTTGAAGATTCCGATGATGAGGGCATCACGGTCTCCTGAGAGCAACTGGTCAAGAATCTTTTCGTCTGCTTTCTGGTCACCAATTCTGACTGTTCCTCGGTTAAGGATTGTCAAGATTGCTTTGCCAATGTTTGAAGCACGAGCAATTGCTTCCTCGTCTGCTCCAGTTAGTTCTCTTACTTCTGCTTCACGAATGACGTCCCCAGCGGGTGTTATGTACCCGCCAGGGAGCGTCACTACGTTACTTGAAGGAGGAGTAATTTTTACTTCTGTTGGCGCTGGCTTTTCAGCCATAGCCTTTTCAATCATGTTGTTTGCCAATGCGGGATTAGCCGCTGCACTAATTGTGTTCGTCATGTTAGTCCTTTGTTAGAAGTCTGCTGCGTCTGTTGTTAGGTTTGGTGCCCAGTTAACATCAAAGCCTTCGTGGACAAGTGTCATTTGTTCTACGAACAAAGCATTGTCACCAGCGTTGAGGTCAGAGTAAGCAACTGATGTTGGCCAGCAGTTGTACACGTGAAATCGCATTGCTGTGTGGTCAGACTGTGCTGCAGAAGTATCTTCTGGTCCAGCCTTTGGAATTGGGTGTGATAGAACTTGAATTTCCAAATCGCAACGGAAGTTCTGGTCCTTAGCACGGGTTGTACCATTTGCATTGACAGTTGCAAAAAGGTTACGCATCCAGTCATAGTTCTGGTGAGTATTAAGAATCACGCCACGCTGTAGTGTGATTGGTGTGAATGAAGTTTGACCAGGAATCTGGTGAACTGTTGTGTTGTATCCACCTTCACGGTAAGGGATAGAGTCAGTTGTAACCGCCATACCCGATACAGAAGTAAACCCAAATGTCGCTGTCTTAAGAGAAGTCAGTGTTGTATTTGTGCTGTCCTGTGGAATAAATGTAACCAAGAAACGGAAGTTTCTGATTGGGTCGGTAACAAGTGTTGACCGATTGTTGATAACTGTTGCCATTGTCTACTTTCTCCTTCGGGTTAGTTCAGCGTCTTTTGGCTGAGGTCGATGACGATGAACTCTGCTGGATACTGGAGAGCCACACCAACTTGGATGTGGACTTCACCGTTGGCGATTGCTTGAGCGGTGTTGTTTTCTGCATCGCACTTTACAAAGAATGCTGCTGCAGGATTAGCACCACGGAGTCCGCCTTGGTTACGGTATTCGTTAAGGAACACTGTAATGTTGTTACGCAATTGCGCCCATAGACGCTCATCATTGTTTTCAAAGATTGCAAACTCTGTGAGGTTCTTGAGGTTCTTGCGGATGTAGATAAGTGAACGACGCATGTTGACATACTTGTTCGCTGTACCATCTTGAAGAAGTGTACGGGCACCCATGACAGCCAAACCAGCGCCAGGAATCTGACGGATTGGGTTAACTGGAGCAGTGCTTGCATTCATTGAATCAAGTTCTGTTGATGTGAATGTCTTTTCTACAGCAACGACTCCTTGGATTGTGCTTCCGATACCTGCTGGAGACTTGAAGACTCCACGGCTTGCATCTGTTGAAAGGTAAAGACCAACTACAGAACCTGATGGGCCAATCTTACGAAGAGCACCAGCACCACGACCTAGTGGGTCAGAGATGTAGAGGTATGGGTAATACACAGCAGCGTTGCTTGTATCTGTAAGAGAAGATGAGAATGAGAGCGCTTCTGTTACTGTCTTTCCTGCTGCAGTTTCTACAACAACGAAACCGTTATTTGCTGCTGACCATGAAGATGCTGCATCGTATACAGCAACTTGGCCTGAGCCAAGAGTTTGAACTGCTGGAAGGAAGAATACAAGTGGACGGTCAAGAGATGTGAAATCTTCAAATACTGAAGTTCCACGACCCTTATAAGATGTGTAATCTGTTGATGCAACGGCTGTACCGTTTGCGCCACCTGCTAGTGGGTATGTTGCTGCTACTGGTGTGCCACCAGCGCTGGCAGAGATTGTGATGTTTGGTGATACCAAGTTGATGACAGTCTCTGCATAGTCTGATGATGTTGCATCATCAAATACTACGTTCTCGTAACGCTCAAGAAGGATATCGTCAGCAATAACGCCAGAGACTCCTGCTTCCTTGTAGAGAGTTAGTGTGTATGTGTTGGATACTGAACCTGCTGATAGAACAACACGAAGGTTGTTTCCGTCAGAGCCAGCATTCTTTGATGTTACTGTTGCTACAGTTGCATCTCCTGATGTCACAATATCGATAGTTGCGGCAGCAGCGTCAGAGTGAAGAACACGCTTAACGTAGAGTTCACGACCACCGTTTGAGAAGTATGCGCCAACCTGGAAGGTTGCTGGGTAGGCAGCGTTGTAGCCACCAAAAGTCTTAGTAAATTCATACCAAGATGAAACAAGCGTTACTGCTTCTGGACCTTGTGCAAAAGGTGCCACAACAGCGCCAGCAGCATTTGCTGTTACACCTGCTGCTAGAGGTGCTGGTAGAAGGCGCTCACTAATGTAAACACCTGGACGGCTATAAGCCATGATTTCTCCTAACTAGATTGATGGGGGTGCCTTATGGTGTCGGTGTGGTGAAGGAAATTGGTGCATATAATTCTCGGCCAAGAACTTGGCTTCCAGAATTAGATGGACCCGTGACGTTGAGTTGTAACGCTTTGTACATCTTGTTATAGGTTTCTGGCGCAATTTCTGAAGAAATTCGCACAGTGAAAGCGTTTACAAAAAGGCGCTTTCCTTGTTCAGTAACGTCTCTTTTAGAAACGTCTAACATATCAAGGCGACGAGTAGTGCCAGTAGCATTATTCGCACCTGTATCCAATGTGCCAAAGCGCAATGGAAGTCTTGTGTAGAGCAACTGCGCCAAGAGTTCACGGTCGTGGCGAGGTTGACGTGAGTACGTTGTAATCTGGTAATCAATATTTACAGGGATAGGAAAGTT